CGTTGGGCATTTTTACCATAATAGCCCTTCTCTTCACGACCGCGGATGCCATTGCGCATAGCCTAGGTCGCCCTCTAAGAGTGAAATTCTTAGGGTGGAGGAATTGGATTGCTACCAGCCGGCAGGGTTTAATTCCCACACCATCATGGGCAATGGGGATAAAAGTCGATGCCCCATTGATCATTGCGCCGGATGCTAGAACGCTGATGATAGACGTTGCACAACCGATCAAAGCTGACAAATCACTAACTGAGCAATCGAGATGGCCAACAAGGCGAGGAGAACCAATCCTGAATGAATGGCCGGTGCTCGATTACCAGCTTGAGAATACAAAAGTATGCAAATGTGAGGAGCGAGCTCGAATCAGAACAAACATTGCTGGTTATGAGTTAAGATACGAAAACGAGGCGCGGGATCTGAGATGCCTGAATTGTGCAGGCAGGGGTCACCAAGGACTTAACCATTCGGTATACAGGAACCTGGTTAGTATTGAATCAACAAGGCTAATGCCATTAGCGAAGTATTTCGTAAGACTATTAGGGACTCTTGATGGTTTATGCAACCAAGTGGCACCAAATAGCCGGGTGCTAGTGACATCGGACTTTGGCCAGTGGGCAGATAAAAACGCCACCAGAGGCCCCCTCGCAGCCGAATGGCACCCGTGGGACTTGGTAGTCTGCTTTACCGATGTTGTCCCAGCCGACCGCCCTAATGCGCCGATAAAATATGTACTGGTAAATCATCCTGACTTCACCAAGAGGCATGCAAACATTGTTAGACGGTTAGGCCATCTGGTAAACAACCCTGGAGTGTGGGTTTGCGTAATGAATGCTCGGGTGGAACACACATTCAGGGATGTAGATCTTAACCAAATAATACACACTGCACGACCGGGGCGAATTTGGTCAGGTGCTAGTGAACTAGTTACCCCAGCACCCGGAGGACTGTCTGTAGGCCAAGCGACAAAGAATGCATGCTTTTCTGCCACAAAGATGCTAAATTGGATGGCAATCTACGGGCCGACGTACGGAGCAGATGATCTAGGGACATCATACCACTTTCCATGTGGCTTCATGGACTTGGCGCCAGGGACGCCAAAGGTGTCACAGCATGCATACAGAAGAGGCATCCCCTACATTACGGACCACGTGTATTCGTGCAATGGCACCGAAACAAGAACAGTGGGGATGTTTTCAATGAAGTCACTCGCCGATCAAACGATCGCTTCAAATAATACACATGTGCTGAAGGTGCTCCCAGGGCACGCGCCTTACTGTGCACTATTATTTTCCGCTTTAGACCGGGCTGAACCCCTTGGCATGAGCATACTCGACTCAGAAGAAGGTTGCAGTGCACTGGCATTAGCCAGCGCATGCATAAAGAGGAGTAAAGGAGCCGCTGTACCATTGCTACGATCATTACTAAAGATGGTGCACAAGGAAGATCAAAATATAGATAGCAAAACCGAAATACATCAACGGATCGAAAACTACGTGATGCGATTATTGCTACCAGTTGTGGCCATGATGGCCCAGGGTGGCACTATCGGTAGCTTCAGTGCCATGAGGGTCGTCACTCTTATGACACCCAGCACGCTTGGACGTGGACTGATAGCCATAGCATATGTTGTGTCGGGAGCTTTGCCTGAAAATGCTGAGATTGAGAGAGGCGCTAGAAAGCTCTTAAGCGAATCGTTGACGCCACGCGCAAAGAACATGGCGGTTCTGGTCTGCTGTGTGGTGGCCAACGGTGTCTACAAAGGAATCACGACTTACCTTGCAGTCATAGCAACACTGATGGGTCTGCTACCGTTAACGGTTTTGATGATCTTGCACTCACGCGAGCGAAGAATGCCCCCGAAGGGTACAAGCCTACCTGTGTTTTACAGACCACCGCTCCACGTGTCAGCCGATATTGAGCAAGCCAGCAAAATGTCATCCCCAACTATGGCGTTGTGGGAAACCACCCTCAACGGCAGGGTGACCTCAGGGATGTGCTGGGCGGTGTTTTCTGAATTGGGGCTAAGAGCTCCTGGGACTCCACTAGCAAAGGCAATTTTGGCCTTCTTCTGTATTGTAGGCACCATCCTATACATGCTGCCAGCAATGCTACTCGTGTCATTCGTCGTAATTTTGGAGTTAAGCCCATGGCTAATAGGCGCAATCAAGGTTGTGCTATTAGTGGCAACATTCCAATGTGGCGGGATGCTTGCTAGCACTTTAGGGACCAAAACCGCCACATACGTGCAGACAAAGATGGCCACTGCCACGCAAAAAGATCTAGACGGGATCGAACAAACTATTAAGAACATGGTGGCAAACGCACGCACGTCTAGCTACACTATTCATAAGGCAAAGGTTTCAGCAGTGGAATCACTGAAGATATACAGGCCGGATTCTAGAACAAAGGACCTGGCAGACAGATTGAATAAGTTGTTGGACTCACGCCTAAGCAACCTGATGGCCACCGCAGCAAGAGAAAATGTGAGGATGGGACCACTGCCAAATGAAATGAGAGGCAGTATAGAGCATGTTCACAGAGTCCTAAAGGAAATCACACGAGTGTCAAGAGCTCCGGAGATCCATGTTGAAAATTTTCTACAAGGCCTAGAAACACAGCTAGAAGAGGTGTATCCAGGCGACGAACTCGCGAAACTTATCGAGTGTGGCGATCGGCCAGGTGTTGAAAGATACCTGAATAAGCATGGACGGGCGATCACCCCACAGTGTCTAGATGCAATTAGTGCTCGGCTAACATATGTCAGGAACGAGCTCGGCCCTGGAATATATGAGCACCCTCTTGCGTGCGTGCCTATACAACAATGGAACGATATAGTGCCGAAGGTCACACTCCCGCCCGCAGGTGCAGCGCCTACACGGGACACATATTGCTGCCCATTGCCAGGCCAGATTGCATGCGAACTAGGTAAGTTAGTGGCACGAAACATTGCTAGCGGGATGTCAGGTGAAGCCTCACTCACAGCCGCCCTGACCATATGGAGTGAACAATTGAGCACACCAGGGGTGACAAAAGCTATTGCACAGAAGGACAGTGCCATCAAACCAGTTGCCCCTCTAGGCTGGAGGATGGCGACCAGCTTCCAGAGGGCAATGGAAAAGATAGTCGTTCTAGAGGCATTATTAACGCCAATTACCTGGGTGTTCCTTCTGTTCGCTCAGACAGCTAGGAGCCTGGTCAAACTGCTAATCTACTGGGTTGACATACTACTGCCATATGACCAAGCCACAGCTGTGATAGACATATTACACGGCGCCCTTGACGCCTTAAATGTGAGCCCCCGCGACAAGGCAAAATCCATATGGGTGCCATTAAAACGAACCAAAGGTCTGGCAATAACGAAGGAAGAAGAGTTGGCACTTCTAATTGGAAGTGGGCTATCCGCACTTAAACCTGGAAGGGATACTGAAGACGCCGTGTTCGAAGCCCTTAAACGCGCAGGTCGAAACATGGGCCTAGACACAAGTGACCTCGTAATGATGTCTCATCGTCAAACCTATCTACCTAAAAGAATTAGAATGGCAGAACACGAAAGGCCACAGATAATTAAAAGAAGGCCGGACATCATAGAGATCGAGGACGAAATAGTCAAGAAACGTGCCGCAATCTTGGCGGCACGCTACAAGCTTGGCGTTGATGGAACTTGGTGGGCAGACGATGACATGGTCAGGCACTCGCTAGACCGATACAAAGTAGAACCACACAAACCAACAGCCGCCGCGCGTGAACTGGCCTACGAGGCCGTTGACGCTCTTGTAGAAAGGTACCCAGAACTAGCCACACAGCGGGGTGTATTAACACCTAAAAGCCTTTCCAGATACATCGAAATGCGCTATTCGCCTGGCTGGCCATTCATCCCTTCATACAAATCCCGAGCCGAATTGTGGAATTCGGGGTGGGGACGGGCAATTGAGCAGGCAGCTGAGATGTTCTTAAAGAAAGGCGAATACCCGGAAGTGCATTGGCATGCTTTCCCAAAGATGCAAGTAGTGTCCTTAGAGGCTTTAGAGGAAGGCAAAGAAGTAAGAACTGTGGTAGCTCAAGATCTTACCACAACTTTCATCGACCACGCCCTGCTACTAGAGGGCACCAAAGCCCGTGCAAACATTGTCGACGAGCAGGTGCTCAGCACACCACTGACAGAGGCGGGGCTAAGAAGGCATTTTGAGGCGGTGAAGTCAAGGCGACACATAGTCAACTTTGACGCGAGAGCTCATGATAGCAAAATGGCACCAGTCCTCTTTGAAGCCACAGCCGAACTGAATTCTAAAGCATTTGACTGGGCCAACAACCCCAATATTAGACACATGATCCATGCAAGATACGCCAGAATCCAAACAGGGGTTATACACAACTTGCAAACAGGGGAAGTCATGGACAAGCAGGGCGGCGGCGGCACAGGGCAGTCACGCACGACAGGCGATAACACTGATGGCCTGCAAATAGGAATTATGGCTGCATGGGCGGCAGCGACCTCACAACCCGTTTCAAAATTTTGGTCAAATTGCACGTTAAGATTACACTCCGATAACGGG